CTACCTGCCGCACGACGCACAGGCCCGACAACTCGGCACCGGCCGCTCGCTCTGGGAGACGCTGCACAGCCTCACCAATCGCATCCCGCGCGTGTTGGCACAGCAGAACCTGATGGACGGCATCAACGCCGCGCGCATCAGCATCGCCTCGTGCTGGTTCGATACATACAAGTGTCATGACGGCCTCGAGGCGCTGCGTGCCTATCGCGCCGACTACGACGACAAGCGCAAGGTGTTCACGGATCGTCCGCGGCACGACTGGGCCAGCCACGGATGCCTCACTGGCGATGCCATAGTTCTGACCGACCATGGGTTGCGGCGTATCGACCAGATGAAGGCCGGCGACCGTGTTTGGACACCGGCAGGATATGCCGTGGTCGAATGGGCTGGAGTGGTGAAGCGGGCAGCCGAACTCGTGCGGATTGAACTACCAGACGGGCGCAGGCTGACGTGTACGCCAGAGCATAAAATCGCGACAAATCGCGGTTTCGTTCATGCTGATGCTTTGCGATATCTGGACGTTGTGCTATCTGGTAACGAATGGCAAAGCTACCTGATAGGATTGTGTTCGAGGGTTGCGTCTACCGGCTATCGGGCAATTATTACCGCCGCCATGAGTGGGGAAAGCCAGGACCGTCCAACCTTCATCGAGCGGTGTGGGAGCATCATAACGGCCCTGTGCCGGACGGCTGTGACATACATCATCGGGACGGCAACCCACTCAACAATGCTCCCGGCAACCTTGAATGCGTCGATGCCTCTGAACACAAGCGACAGCACGCATTGGAGCGACGCGCCCGCGGAGAACTCCACGACCCATCTGACTTTTGCCGCGAGCAGGCTGCTGAGTGGCACGCCAGCCCCGATGGCATCGAATGGCATCGGCAACACGGCAAAGCGACATGGGACACGCGCAAGTGGGTTGCTGTTGTTTGCCGCCAGTGTGGTCAGAGCTTTGCTACGCCTTATCCCACGCGGGCGAAGTGGTGCCATATCAATTGTAAGATGGAAAACCTACGCCAGCGGCGCGGACGCCCAGTTGGTCTACGACCTGACCGTAAAAGACCACGCCTGCTATCAGGCAAACGGGTTGCTGGTCAGTAACAGCGACGCGTTCCGCTACCTAGGCCTCGCCTGGCGGCAGATGCAGCCTGAGAAGCCGCCGAAGCCGCCAGAGGACTCGTGGGACCGGGCTTTCGCCCGCGCATCGCAGAGCACAGTCGAGAGTTGGCGCGTGGCATGAGCGACGATGATAGGGTCGTGCATATTGCCTGCCATAAGTGCTGGACTCGCCGCCGTTGGCCTGTGTCTGTGCCAAGGGAGAGCCCTGATGTGTTCTGTCGCAGCCTCAAATGCGAGTGCGGCGCAGACTATCGCAGTTTAGCCATTGGCCGCGGCGACGTGGCGCGTCTGCGCGCGATGATGGAGGAATGGTGGAATGAGGAGGCGGCGTCGCGTAAGCCTCGTGCCCGCAAAGCCGCTCAGGGTGCGGCTGACCAAGGCGGACTGGGCACAGGTCATACGAGCCAGGGCGTCGATGGCGGCGTTCGATGAGATGCCGCAGGAGTGGCGCCGGTTCTGTGCCGACTACCCACGCACTGCGCGCGGCTCCTCACTGGCCGGCGTGCTGGACTCGGCCGGGGGAGACGTGCAGAGCGCCCAGCAGTCGCTGCGATATCTGCTGCCGGTGAGGGGCGCATGAGGCATCGCTGGACTGACGAGGACAGAGCGTTTGTTGCGGCGCAATGGGCCAGCGGCATCAAGCAGAAGCACATTGCAGAGATATTCGGCTACGCCGCCCCGGCCATGATCTCTAATGAGATCCAGACGTTCCTTCGGAAATACGCAGATACGCCTGTTCGTCCTGATGATCACAGGCAGTCGCACAACCGAGTGAAGGCACAAGGCGAGCCTCGCCGGTTGCTGGTCAAGGATGCAATCGCCACTTTCATCGCAAAGCGCAGCGCATGACGGTCGACAAGCCAGACACCACCATCCCCATTCCTGGTGGCGCGACAATCACGTTGCGGGTTCCAAGGCGTCCACCGCTGTCCGTCGAAAAAGCATCAATCATTGCGGACTATGGGCATCCGACACGCTGGGAGTACGAGGGCGAGGACAACATTCTGCTGCACTGGGATTACCGGCGATGACCGAGCAGCCAGACACCACCACGCTGAGCGGCGCGGAGTTCCAGCGCCACGCCGGCACCGACGCGCAGAAGTGGGCCGAGGCGTTCGTGCGTGCATGCCACCGCGATCTGCATGAGCTGCTGTCCGACGAGTGTCAGGCGTATCTGGCGCGGTGGCTGAGCGATTACGCTGAGGTGCGCGTGGCTGAGGAGCTGGGGCGCGTCACCGCTCGCCTGGTGCCACGGCATGACGAGTGAGGCACCCGACCACGAAGGCCGTGCCGCAGCAATGGAACTGGTGATCGGTGCGCTCATGGCCAACTTCTGCCGCGATCCTCGACACCCGACGCTCGACGAGATGCGCGCCGTATCTGCCGAGGTTGCGGCGATACTCAAAGCGGTGCGGCATGACGACTGATGCGGAGCGCCCTGTACTCGACTGGTGCGCGCAAAAGACGGTCGTGGATCTGATCGAGGAGGCCAAGTGGGCCGTCACGCGATGGGAGTTGCATCGCAGGCTCTACGAGGCGCTTGATGAATGGGACCGCCAGCACAAGGATTGAGTCCGCAAATCACGATTATCGGTCGGAACAACCGCAGCGCTAAGGTCTAGACAAATCGCCCGATTGGCGAGGCGCAGGAAAACCCGCGGAGTCCCGAACCTAATCGCCCACGATCCATTCGGAGCGGCATTACAGCACCATGCCAGACAACAGCCTAGCCCCACCGAACATGCCCTGGCTGTGGCAGCCCAACAGCCCCGTGGGCCAGCCCAACGGCCTCGGGCCGCCGATGCTCAACTATGCCGCGCCACCCAGCCCCACGAGCCAGGGCGCAGGCGTGGCAGCAGCGGGCCAGCAGGCGTGGCAGTGGCTCCAGGACCAGCGCGTCGAGAGCGTGCGCCAGGGCCTGCTCGATCCCGACACCGGCCTGCCGACGCAGAAGGGCGTCGTCCAGGGCGTCGGACAGACCGCGCAGGGCATCGTCATGGGCACCACCGCGCCGGGTGACGTGCCGCCCCCTGGCATCGTGGCGTATCACGGCAGCCCCGCCGACTTTAACCGGTTCGACGACCGTTTCATCGGCACGGGTGAGGGCGCGCAGGCATACGGCAGAGGGCACTATTTCGGAGGCGCGGAGGAAACTGGCCGCAACTATCGCGACGCGCTCACGCCGGAGACCATCCCCAACCCCGAGTTCAACGCAGCGCAGCAGGAATACAACGCGAAGTATAGTGCTGTGGGAAACGCTGCGGGTGCGACTGATGCAGAGTTCAATGCCGCTATTGCCGCGCGCGATGCCGCGTATGAAAAGATGAAGAGCCTTCCCCCGACTATCCCTAATCCAGCGGCGCCCGGGCACATGTACGAGGTGAAGATCGGCGCTGATCCGGAGCATTTCCTGCACTGGGATAAGCCGCTGTATCAACAGAGCGACGCGGTAAAGCAATCAGGTATTATACCCAAGACGCCTGACTACCAGATGCAGACCGGCGGCGAGTTCCTGGAACGCCTGTCCAGGCGCCTCGGTGGTTCCGACGTTGCCGCCAAGGCATTGCAGGATGCGGGTATTCCTGGGGTTCGCTACCTCGACCAAGGCAGCCGTGGCGCTGGGCAGGGCACGCACAACTACGTCGTGTTCGACCCCGCCATGATCGACATCCTGCGCAAGTATGGCCTCGCCGGCCTGATCGCAGGCGGGGGCGCCGCAGCCGCCGCAACCCAGCAACAGCAGCCGAGCCAGTGAGCGACACCGCGCACCAGTAATATCAGCGCCGTGGCTCGAACGCCTGCAACAACTTGTGCGCCAGGTCAGTCGCAATATGCCGCGCCAGGCTCTCGGCTCGCTCGCGGCGCATGGCCCAGTCGCTCATCGCTGCCGGATCGAAGGCCGGCGGTGCGCGGCCGATGTGGAGATCCAGCGCCTGCTCACGCCCGATCTGGTAGCGCAGCATCATCGGTTCGCCGCTTGAGGCGTACGGCGACTGATCGATCCTGATCGATATGGTTACAGCGTCTTCCATGCTCTCACCCTCCCGTGGTCCATGAGCGATACCGCACACCGATCACTCGTCCGACTGCTCTGCGGCCTTTCGCTGGTTTTCATACATCTGATACGCTTGGTGCCACGCCTCGCTGTGCCTGGGATCGATTGAGAGGGAGGCGCGACGCGCGAAGTCCTCTCGCCGCTCACGCTCAGCCTTCTGACGCAAGGGTTCATCTTCCAACCACTTGCGCCCCTCGTATTCAAGCAGCGTCTCGGGGCCGAAACGGCGCTGATGCATAACCTCTCTGATGCGGCTCCCAACCCAGGCCGTTGATCGACCGAACTCCTTTCCGAGCGCGCGGTAATCGCGCTGGCCACCGAGATATGCCTGCCAGACAGCATCCCTGATCCTCTGGTTCTGTGCCTCTCGCAATTCGTACTTCGTCGTTTGCTTCGGGCGCGCCTTCTTGGCCGCGCTCAGCCTGACCAGCGCCGCGTCATAAGCGGCTTTCGCCTCGACGTATTCACGCTCCGCATCGTCCGACATCGGAACCTCCTCACGCTCCATGAGCGATACCGCAATCCATCTCCACGTCCATACCGGCGACCGCGGCCCCGACACGCCGCCGGCGATCCGTGACCTGACGGGCGGCGATCCAGACGCTTACCCGAAGGATCTTGATGACCTTCATGGGAAGCTAGTCAGGTGGTTCGAAGAGTCAGAAATGGCTCGGATGGATGAAATAGAATTAGCTCAGCGTGACCGTGAATATTTTGATGGGTTTCAATGGACCAGAGAAGAACTCAAACTATTAAAGGAGCGGGGTCAACCCGCTATCGTAATAAATAAGGTGGCTGATAAGGTTCAGCTATTATGCGGGATGGAAAGAAAGGCTCGTACTGACCCCAAGGCGTTTAGTCGCACGCCAGCCGAGGAGGATCGCGCCGACGCTGCCACGCAGGCATTGAGATACATTGCGGATGACAACGACTTCTCCATCGTGCGCAGCGAAGTGTTCTCCAACATGCTCATCGAAGGCGCTGGTGGCGCTGACCTGGGCCTCGAGGACGACGGGCAAGGCTCGTGCAACATCACGATCACCACCATCCCGTGGGATCGCATCTGGTACGATCCGCACAGCCGCAGCTACGATTTCAGTGATGCGCGCTATAAGGGCATGGTCATCTGGACCGATAGGGACGCCCTCGAGGAGATGTATCCCGACGCGGACGATGTGATTGAGAGCAGCTTCAGCAGCACCGACTACCAGTACAACGACCGGCCGGAAACGGCGTTCTGGACCGACAACAACCGCAGACGTGTGCGGCTCGTGCAATGCGACTGGGCCGAGCGTGGCACCTGGTGGCGCGCGACCTATACCAAGTCGGGGCTGCTGGCCGCGCCACAGCGCTCCAAGTTCAAGGACCGCAAGGGCAAGTCGTGCAGCGGGCTGCTGCTGCAATCCAGCTACATCAATCGCGAGAACCAGCGTTACGGCATGGTGCGGGGCCTGATCAGCCTACAGGACGAGATCAACAAGCGGCGCTCCAAGGCGCTGCACCTGTTGTCAGTCCGCCAGGTCGTCGCAGAGAAGGGCGCTGTGCCGGATGTCGATAAGGCACGCCGCGAGGTCGCCAAGCCGGACGGCTACGTGGAGGTGATGCCGGGGCTGAAGTTCGAGATCGAGCAGACCGCGGACCTCGCCGCAGGTCAGTTCCAGTTGCTGCAACACGCCACCGCCGAGATGCAACTCTCGGGGCCGAATGCAGCCATGTCGGGCACCGACCCGCGCGAGTTGTCGGGCCGTGCAGTATTGGCGATGCAAGCAGGGGGTGCCGCGCAGAACGAGCCGTTGGCCGACGCGCTGCGGTTCTGGAGCAGGCGGGTATATGAAGTTTGTTGGCAAGCCGCAAGGGAATACTGGTCGGGCGGAAAATGGGTCAGGGTCACGGATAACCTAGGGGAGACGCGTTGGGTTGGAATTAACCGACCCGTCAGACTGATGGATCGCTTGGCTGATATGCCAGAGCAACATCGGGCTATGGTTATGCAACAAATGCAACTACAGCCTGGCGATCCTAGATTGCAGCAGGTAGTTGGTATCGAGCATGACATTTCGGATTTAGATGTAGATATCACCATTGAAGAGGGCATAGATATTCCATCGCTACAAGCGGAAGAATTTCAGTCGCTAGTCCAACTGGCTTCGGTACAGCCAGGATTGATCCCTGGCGATGTCTTAATCGCGGCGTCAGGGCTGCGCGACAAGGATCAGATCCTCGAGCGCATGAAGGAGCACCAGCAGCAGCAGCAGCAGGCACAGCAGCAGGCAGGGCAACTCGCAACACAGCACGCGCAAGCGGACATCGCTGGCAAGCAGGCGAAAGCGCAGGCGGACATGGCGCTGGCGCAGGAGCGCAAGGTCAACGCCGCGGCCAACGTGCATTCCGTGCATGGCGAGTTCAGCGCACCACCCTACGGGCAGCCGCATGTGGCGCCGGACAACCCGCCTGGCGCGTCACAGCCGATGCAGCCGCCGTTGGACCCTGAGCAGATGGATCCGCAAATGGCAGCGATGCACCACATGGCCGATCTGCAGAAGAAGGCCGCCGACATCAGCAAGACGCGCGCCGACACGATGCTCACCGCGGCGAAGATCCCGCACACCGCACAGCAGACGCTGCACACCGCGCACCAGACGCACAACACCGCTGTGACCACGAACAGATTGCTCCGCACGCCGATTCCACAGCCAGCACCGCCAGGGAGCGCGCCATAATGTGCTTCACCGTCCCATGGCTGCTCTATGCCCTTATTTGGCTCGTGGTGGTCGGTGGTATTGTCGCCGTCATCATGCTTATCCTGCCGATCGTACTCGGCTGGCTGGGATGGGCTGGCGATGTAGCGATGCGTATTATCAGGATCATCGTTGCGGTGATCGTGCTTGTTGCGCTGCTGTATATGCTAATCGATCTGTACGCGTGCGCGACGGGCGGCAGGGCGCTGCTGCGATGATCCGGCTGTTGGCCGGCGACTGCCGCACCGTCCTCGCCACGCTGCCAGCCGACAGCGTCCAGTGCGTTGTGACCAGCCCGCCGTACTATGCGTTGCGCTCGTATTTGGACGCATCGCACCCCGACAAGCATCGCGAGATTGGATCGGAGGCGACGCCTGACGAGTATCTGGCGACGATGGTTGCGGTGTTCCGAGAGTCACAGCACGGTCGAGTCCAACCCGCAACGACATACTGAGGTCCAATGGCAACCCTGACTGTCGGCAACGGCCAGAGCATTCAGGCCGCGATTGATGCCGCCGCACCAGGCGACACGATCGACGTGCAGGCGGGCACCTACACCGACCAGTTCCTCACCATCCGCACCTCGATTACGCTGCAGGCGGTGAATGGCGAAGTCCAACTCGTAGCAACGCAGCAACCACCGGATGGGAAAGCTTACATCACGGAGGGCGCCAGTGGCATCAGCGTGGCGATCAATGGGTTCGATATTAGCGGGGTGGCTGTACCGGACGGAAATGGCGCTGCGATCCGCTACGAGGGCGGCGGTCTCTCGCTGTCGGACGACTACTTCCACGACAACCAAGAAGGATTGCTCGGCGCCGCTGTTAGCAACGGTTCAATTGCCATCGACCATTCCGAGTTCGCCCATAACGGCGATGGCAGTGGATCAACTCACAACATCTATGTCGGAGCAATTGCGAGCTTCAGCCTTACGAACTCGTACATCCACGACGCGGTCGTAGGCCACGAGGTCAAGAGCCGCGCCGCCAACAACACCATCACCGGCAACCGCATCTTCGACAACGGCGGCAGCGCCTCCTACAGCATCGACCTGCCGAACGGCGGCAACGCCACGATCAGCGGCAACACGATAGAGCAAGGTCCGAACACCCAGAACCCGTTCGTCGTGGCCTACGGTGAAGAGGGCGCATCCAACCCAGGCACCAGCTTCGCCATCACCGGAAACGCCATCGTCAACGACGATCCGTCCGGGCGGTTCCTGCTCGACACCGCAACGCAGCCGACGCTGAGCGGCAACAGCGTCTGGGGGCTGCCCGCTATCGGTGACACCGTGCTGCTGGCCAACCGGCCGAGCCTGGAAACCAGCGCCATGACGTTCGTCAATCCCACCAATCCTCCGGCGGGAGTTGGCGGATCACCACCATCCCCAGAACCGTCCCCACCACCGCCAGTATCACCACCGCCGCCAACAGAGCCGCCGCCATTGCCACCTCCCGAGCCCCCGCCAGTGCTGCCGCCTGACCCGCTGCCATTACCGCCGCCAGAGCCACCACCGCTACCGCCGCCGACACCAACGCCCACGCCATCACCGCCCCCCGTGCAGCACGGGCATATGGGGCACCACCATCAGCTCGCTGCTGCGCTGCGGGACTTTCTGGCGCCACACACGCACACGTAACGACGCAACGACGTACGACGCCTACGCATCAACACATGGAGACATCTGATGCCAACATTCCGCGTCACATCCGGGGCTCTGACGCTCGATAGCGTTGGGGGCAATTACCCGAGCAATGAGCTCCCAGGCGATCAGCCTGGTATCGACAATTCGCTGCCAATTCCTCCACCGCCACCGGGGATTTGGCCGCCTCCTGTGCCGGCGCACCCAATAGTGCCGATCCCGCCGGGAGGCAGCACGCCGCCGCCGGGAACGATCTGGCCCAGCCCTGGCCATCCAGCGCACCCGATAGCTCCCGGTGGCTCACCGCCGCGGCCCGATCAGACGCTACCGCCGACTGGCATGGACCCACATCCGTCTCACCCAATCGCGTCAGGCACGTACTGGTGCCTCGTGTATCTACCGGGCTTCGGGTGGAAATATGTGGTCATCGATCCATCACTGCATGTGGACGTCTCTCCGCCGGCACCACAACCAGCGCCGACGCCGCATAAATAATCTACGCGTCAATCGTGTCTAGCGAACACACCATGCAGCCGGGTCGCGGCCTCAAACCGCGCCTTGGCTGCTTCCTCCAAAGTCTTGAAGCGGCCAAGAGCAATATCCTTGCCGTTGAACATGATGCGGGCGCGATAGCTGCCATGAGGCAGGAGGCCGACGCCTTTGATGCCGGTGGTGTTGTTCTTCCGCTTTCCGGAATTGGCGCCGTTTTGGAGCTTCGTGGCAGCCCGCAAGTTGGTGAACCGATTGTTCAGCTTGTTGTGGTCAATATGGTCGATGACATCCGGCACAGGCTCGCCGTGCATATAGAGCCAGACGAGGCGATGAGCACGATATTGGATGTGTCCGACAGCGACCCTCAAATGACCGGCAGGATTGATGGTGCCAGCGGCTTTGCCAGCATATCGAGTGTTCCAGAGGCGGAAGTTTTGTTCGTTGCGGAACATACTGCGCGGGCGCGGCTTCCAGGCGAACACACCGCTAGCCACATCATAGTGGAGAAGTTGCCGCACCAAGTCTCGGTCTGGCAGTTTGCGAATAGCCATATCGGTCCTCCGAACGGGATCGTTGGTCAGGGTGCCTGGGCCGTGGCAAGCGGCTCAGGTTCCCGCTTTATAACATAACAACCAGGGGCTTCACGTCATGAAACACAATGCGGGCCAGGATACGTTAGTGCCGCGCCTTGCTTCAACGACGGGGTTCGAGCACGACCCCATCTCAGCGCCCCACCGCATCGCGTCGACCGCACAAGCGGCCCGTGGGGCATCGACAATTCGGCGTATCCTCGCTCGCGTTGGTTATGGCACGGTCATCGTGGCGGGCGCCATGTTCTTCCACGCGCCGGCCCATGCCACGGTCATCCTCTCGTTCGGCCAGACTGCCGGGACGCCGATCACGGCGACGGAGAACGGCGCGCAGACCGCCACCACGCTCAGCGCTGTCGACGCGCCGATCGCCATCACGCAGATCGAGAACGGCTCGCCGGTCAATGCGTTCTTCGACCTCAGTGCTGCGTCCGATGGTGCTGCCGTGCCGATCCTGGGGGGAAGTGCTCAGAAATTCTCTGGCACGTTCAGCATCACTAGTTCCATTGGCGGCACCGGCACCAACTACCTGTCGGGCGTGTTCAGCGACGTGACCTTCGGCAGCGGCGCTGGTGGAGCGCTGGCTGTCGGTGCGCCGCCTGATGTGCTCACTCTGACCAGCGACGTGATCACCGACCTGTTCAATCCGAGCGCGGTGGGGTTGGCTTTCGCGAATATCACGCCGGCATTCCAGATCGTGGGCACCAGCATCGGCAGCTTCACGAGTTCCGTGTCGGGCACGTTCTCAGCATCGCCTGCGGCAGTACCGGAGCCGGCCACACTGGCGCTGCTCGGGGTGGGGCTGCTCGGGTTGGGGTTGGTGCGTCAGCGGCGTGCGTGATGAGCGAGGAAAAGACGACCAGACTGTGGCTATGGAAGAACGGCGACCATTACCTCGCATTCGACAATCCGTGCCCGACGTATGGTGGCGGCGACCCGATGACGCTGGGAGAGCCGGTGGCGATTGCCATTCTCACGTCATCAACGCCTGGCTGGCAGCAATGGGATGACCAGGGGCGTTACGTGGGCTGATGGCCGAGGCGCCGCCCAACGGCAACGGCCACACCACGGTCGTGCAGGCGGCGATCAAGCTTGGCGGGCAGGCTGCGCACACGCTCGGCCCCCAGTTTCTGGCGCTGATCATCGTGAACGGTCTGGCGCTGGGCTTCCTGTTCTGGTTCGTGGATGCCCGCGCGCGACACACCGCCGACGTGCTCAATCAGTTGCTGCACGCTTGTCTTACGAAGTAGGTCGGCCAGCGTCGGGATCAGCTTTGGCGGGCAGGAGGAGCGGACCGGGAGATGGATCGCGGTGAGCCTGCACCGCTGGCACTGATACCCTTGTTCCCCGTTCGTGGCCGTGATCGCCAGCCATTCGTGGGCCATGCCGCCTCCTACTCTTCAAAATTCCCATTTCCGATAGCTACCCCCAGTCAGGTGCCAGTTGCCACAATTAGAGGCCATGGAAGCTGACCTTTTCGCCTCGATCGCGCCACCCCATCAGAGCCGAACTGTGCCGGCAGACAACAAGTTCCACCAGGGCAATGGCGAGGATGGCAAGCACTACTGGGTGACGCCACCCGACGTTTACGCCAGCCTGCACGCCGAGTTCCGGTTCACCTTCGATCCGTGCCCCTGGCCTCTGCCGATCGGCTTTGATGGTCTGACCTGTGAATGGGGCGCGTCAAACTACGTCAACCCGCCATTTGGATCCATCATCCACGAGGGCAAGAAGAAGGGCCCGACCGCCTGGGTGCGGAAGGCCCTGGCCGAGTGGCGAAAGGGCAAGCGGGTGGTGTTGGTCTATCCGGTGGACAAGTGGGTGCTGATGCTGCTGGAGGCCGGGGCCACGGTGCGCAACCTGCGGGATGTTCGCTGGCTGGCCACCGAGGACGGGTCGGTGGGCAATGGAACGGGGCGGCATGTGGCCTGCTTCATTCTCGAGCCATAGGCAAAGAAAAGCCCCGTCTCACACGGGAGAGCGGGGCTTGAGAGGTTCTCTGACTTATCGCGGCCCCATCCTAGCACAGCGGAGAGCCGCCATGCCAGCCAGAGCCAGCATGAAGTACGTGGTGAGCGTTCCCTGGTCCGACGAGGAGCGCGCACGGCTGCGCCAGATGTGGGCCAACGGGATGGGGCCAACGCTCATCGGAAAGATGCTGGGGCGTAGCAAATACAGCGTCACCAAGCAGACGCAGGCACTGAAGCTGCCGCGACACCGGCTGCCGCCCGGCCTGGCGCCGACGCCGGAACCCCGCCAGCGACCACCACAACCGCTGCGACCCGGCGCGCGCACGCTGCCGCCGCTGCCGAGTGAACTGACGGCCGAGAACCTATCCTCCCACGGGTGAGGCCGAAGGGCGGCGCTCCGCGTCTGCCAGACGAACCGGGCGCGGAGCCGATCGCCACCAACACGCATCTCTGAGGATCACCATGGCCAACGAGCAACTTGAGAGCTTCCTCAAGGGCGAGACCGCGACCGTCACGGACGCCTCCGCACCGGCCCCGCAGGCAGCGCCAGAGCCGCCGGCACCGAAGCCTGAGGCAAAGGCCGAGCCGGCCGCTAAGCAGGCCACAGCGAAGCCGGAACCCGAGGATGAGGCTGACGCAGAGCCGACCGACCGGCTCGAGCAGGACGGCAAGAGCTACATCCCGCAGCAAGTGCTGGAGCGCGAACGCCAGCGCCGCCAGGATTGGAAAGCCCGTGCGGTCGAGGCCGAGACCAAGCACAAGGAGCTGCAACGCCAACTGGATGAGGCAACCCGCCGCGCTACCGCCCCGCCACCGCAGCCACAGGCGCCACCACAGCCGCCGCCGGACCCGGCCACCAACCCGCAGGGCTGGGCGCAGCACGTCGTCCAGCAGCAACAGGCAGCGCTGCTCAACGAGCGGCTCAACAACAGCGAGATGATGCTGGCCGATAAGATCGGGCAAGAGAAATTGTCCGAGTACGTCTCCGAGTTCCGCAACCTGGCCAACGCCGACCCGACGCTGTTCGGCAAGCTCTACAGCCAGCCGCATCCCTATGCGTGGCTGACCCGCGAGGTCGACCGCCTGCGCCTGGTGCGCGATGTCGGTGACGATCCAGCCGCATACCGCGAGAAGATACTGGCCGAGGAGCGCGTTAAGTGGGAGGCCGAGGCTAAGGCCGCACCAGCCGTCTCACCCGCCGCCGGCATGCAACCATCGTTGGGCACTGCGCGCAGCGTCGCAGGACGCACCGCGGGGGCATGGACCGGCGAGCCGAGCCTCGAGGATGTGCTCAGTGTCGTCCAGAACCGCAAGCGGCCCAACGGCGCTGGCGGCGGCTCAGTGCGTTACTAAGACGTGCCGTGCCTAACCCGTAGCCGGGGTCAATCGGGCGTTTCGACCAGTCCCAGGTCGGCGAAGTGGGGCTAACCGTCGCCGGGTGAACTTAGCGGGTGTCCGACCGTAGCCGGGTCGTAACAAGCGGGCGGTTCGACCTATCGAGTCCGGGTCGTCGAAGCGGGCCGCAATCCCAATGCGGAACCCCAAACAATGGCT